AGTTCCTGCGGCAGTGGGCGTAGCATTAGCAAGTAAACAACAAGCTATAACATTCTTAGGCGATGGCAGTTTTATGTCAAACATACAAGAACTTGCCGTTGCTAAACAACACAATCTAGATATTAAATTTGTCATTCTCAATAACAACGGATATTCTTGTATTCGGAATACGCAAACAAAATACTATCAAGGTAGAGTATATGGTACAAGTAATACTACAGGTATTTGGTTTCCATCGTTTGAGAATGTATCAACTACATTTGGTTTAGGTTATAAAGAAATAAATGATGTAGATCAGTTAAAAGAATTTGAACATATATTAAACACTCCTGGCCCTATGCTTGTAGTTTGTAAATGTAATACAGACCAAGAAATTGCTCCAGCACAAGGGCTAAAGAATGGTAAACAAGCAGGCCTGCATGATTTATTCCCATTTTTAAGTGACGAAGAATTAAACCGAGAGATGATTGTAAAATATAATGTATAAAGTTTTTAAGTGTGTATCATGTGATTCTAATAATGTAGAATACAAAGAAACTGGTTTAGCTAAATTTATACAATTTCGTATATTTGGAAATACTACAGACATGCCAATAGTTGGTATGAAATGTTTAGATTGTTCTTTTGTTGGATCTGCGGATAGATTCACAGATGATGAAACTAAAATATATTATAACGGATATAGAGACAACGAATATACGCGTACTCGAATTATGTTTGAGCCGGGATATACTGATATAAAAAAGTTTAATAGTATTGCCTATAAAACACATAGACAAGAAGGTATACAAAAATTAATTAAACAACATATTGATGCCGACCAAATACATACAGTATTAGATTACGGAGGAGACGATGGATCTTTTATTCCTGATTGTTTTGATAAATCTAAAAAATATGTTTTTGATATTAGTAACGTTCCATTGACATCTAAGGTTGAATCAATATCTCTCAATGAAAACAAAATTTTTGATTTTATATTATGCACGCATCTATTAGAACACGTATCTGATCCCAGTGATATATTGGGTAAAATAAAAGAACATGCGAATGATAATACCTGGATTTATTTTGAAATACCAAACAACCCTGCACCGTACATTGGTAATATCCACGAACATATTAATTTCTTTAATATTAAATCGGCCACGGCATTGTTAAATCGTAATGGGTTTAAGGTCATAGATGTTTGTGAGTATGGGTTTGATTCATTTGCTGTTTCCCATAAAAATAATCTATGTATACTGACTAAGCTTTATTGAATTGAGTATTTTATGAAAATATTAGTTATAGGTGCAGGTGGATTTGTTGGTTCATATATTGTTCCTCTATTATCTAAAAATCATGAAGTTATTCCTGTTTATAAAAATGAGATTGATCTTTTAGATAATCAAACAGTTACAAAAATATTAGACGTTCTTCGTGCCGATGTTGTTATTAATTGTTTAACCTTTGGTGGCAAAACAGAACTACACGAGAACAATGCTTGGAATGTTGGCAAGAACATGGCAGTGTTCTATAACTTCTATACCAATGAGGATAAATTTAAATTTTATATTAATTTGGGTTCTGGCATTGAAAAAACCAATGCAAGAAATGCGTATGTATTTTCCAAAAGATTAATTAAGAATTTGTGTTTTGGTCCTAAGTATCTGACACTACGAATATATGGATGTTTTGGTGCAGGAGAACCCTCACATAGATTGTTAAAGCAATACAATGCAACCGAAGGTGAATTTAAAATAAAGAATGATCGCGAATTCGACTATTTTTCAGTACAAGATTTATATAATGTTATTGATTATTCATTGAATAATTATGGCACTAGCGATTGGTTAGTAGGTAATGATATAGATTGCGTATATCGGAACAAAATTACCCTAAGTGAATTTTTGGGGATGTACTGCGATATAAATAATATAGAGAAAAGATTTGTAGTTGAATCTACAAGTGATGAAAAATATATAGGCCATCCAGTTGATATCAGTACTCTAGAAGAGTTCGGAGGATTGAAGTTGTATGGCATTGGACATGGATTGAAAGTTTATAATGACTAAAGTTGTTTATGTTACAGGGTGCATTGGATTTATAGGTTACCATGTAACCAAAAAATGTTTAGATGCGGGGTATCATGTTTTAGGGATAGATAGTAAAACATATGCGAGCAATCTAAATTTACTTCCAGACTTATTAAAATATCCAAAATTCAAATTTTTAGAATTGGATATTAATGATCTAGACAGACTTCATGACTGCGATTATTTTATTAATACCGCAGCTGAAACACACGTCGACAATAGTATTGTTAGTTCAGATGTTTTCCTTAGAAGCAACATCAACGGTGTTCATAAAATACTAGAACTAATTAAAGCTATACCAAAAGCTCGTAGACCAATATTACTACACTTCAGTACAGATGAAGTGTATGGAGATATCGTAGATGGGGTTCATACTGAAACAGATTTACTAAAACCAAGCAATCCATATTCAGCAACAAAAGCAGCAGCTGATATGTTGGTAACAGCATGGGCAAGAACATATGATGTTCCCTATGTAATTGTTAGACCAACTAATAATTACGGAATTGGTCAATATGTTGAGAAGTTTATTCCTAAAGCAATTAAAAATTTATCTCTAGGTAGACCTATTATTATGCATGACAACGGATCTCCTAGAAGAACTTGGTTGCACGTATCCGATACAGCAACTGCAGTATTAAAAATTATTGAATCGGGAACAGTTAACGAAACCTACAATATATCAGGCAATTATGAGGAACAAAATATTATTGTTGCTAAACATTTAGTTGATTTATTCTTTAATTGGAATGTTATCCATTATACAGAATTTATGGATTTTTCTGAAAAGCGTGTTGGTCAAGATGTTAGATATGCTATAGATGATTCTAAATTAAAAGCATTAGGTTGGAAACCAGAAGCAGAGTTTAAAGATTCATTAGTTGAGATTGTGGAATACTATAAAGAAAATTTTATATGGTAAAAATTATATCATTAAGTGTTTGGGGAAATGATCCCAGATATATTGTTGGCGCAAATCGTCAGTATGAATTAGCAAAGAAATATTATCCTGATTGGGAATTTAGAATTTATACTGATGATAAAAATAAATTCTCTAATCTAACAAATGCCAACATTATAGAAGTAACTGATGGAACATATGGTATGTTCTGGAGGTTCAGAGCAATGTTTGAGGATGAATCTAATATTGTAATTGTCAGAGACTCGGATAGTAGAATTACTTTCAGAGAACATCAAGCAGTCAATCAATGGTTGCAATCTAATAAAAAATTCCACACATTCCGAGATCACGAAGCACATTTTGAATTCCCTATTATCGGATGTGCATTTGGATACAAGGGTAAATTTGGAACTCCTATATTAAATTTATTAAATTCTTATACATCTCAGATGAATTATTATGTGGGCGATCAAATATTTTTAAGAGATGTAATTTGGCCATTAGTTAAAGACGATGCAATGATTCATTGCATGAAAGATGGATGGTTCAAAGAAACAAGAACACAATTAGTTAATCCATATGATTTTTGTGGCAACGGATATGACGAAAATGATATGCCGTTGTATCCGCCAACTTTAGCGGAATGCGCAGGATTTGACCCTAAAAATACCTCTAAAGAATTTAAATTTAACAAAGGCATTTTAACAAAATGAAAAGCTATTTTATTACTCCCGTATTCAATAAAGAGAATATGATTGGGAAAGTACTTGAAGGAATTGCGCAATCTGTTGCAGGTAAATATACTGCAATTTTTATTATTGATGGATGCACTGATAAAAGCGAAGAAGTTATTAAAAGCTACAACAATCCAAATATTGTTTTATTGCATGCTCCGAATATTCATGAGATTAAAAGTCTAAATATTGGTCTATCATATATTAGAGATAATTGCAATCCCGACCCAGATGATTTAGTATTCACAGTACAAGACGATGTAATTATTGAAGAAGAAAATATTGATATACTATTTACTAATTTGTTTGAGGAATATACTGATTTAGGATACATGTCTTTTAGATTGGGTATCAGTATGCAATTAGCGGGTGATGGTATATCTGAATATAACTTCGCGGAGTCTGAATTTGGACATTGGAAGCAATTAGGTCTAAAACATTTTCGAGAAATTAAACACGGTGATTTAGTTGAAGCTGAAGCAGTTATTAGAAGTCCTACTTGCGTTCTATGGAAGCGTTATCAGGAGGTAGGATTCTACAATGACGATCTTGCTCCTTGCGGTTACGACTGCCAAGATTTTAGTATTCGTATGAATATGAATGGATATCGCAATGGTGTATATGCTTTAAAATATAGAAGCGATGTTGATTGGGGTTCTACAAGAGAAAAGGCTGAAACAGAAGTTAATTCTAAGATGGGACAAATACAGGAACGCAATAGACAATATCTTGCAAGAACATATAGAAATTATTTTGAGGGAAAACGATGAGTGAAGTGACTATTATAACAGCAACAACTGGTTCTAATTATCTTCACGATAATATTAAATCGGTTCAATTGCAAACACATAAAGATATTCAGCATCTAATTGTTGTTGATGGTGAGGAACATTTTGAGAAGGTTGCTGCTATATTAGCAGAACACGATTTTCCAAATATAGATATGGTTGTTTTGCCTTATGCTACAGGTAAAGAACAATATAATGGTCACCGAATCTATGGCGGATTTACCCACATTGCAAAAGGTGATTACATTGGTTACCTAGATGAAGATAACTGGCTAGAGCCAGAACATGTGGAAGTATTGCTTGATACTGTAAAAGATAATCAATGGGCAGCAACCTTGCGTAAGATTGTAGATAACGAAGGTAAGTTCATTTGTAATGATGATTGCGAAAGTCTGTGTAATTGGGAATCGGTTATTAAAGATTACTTTGTAGATGTTAATTGTTTCTTTTTCACCAAACCTCTTGCGCTTCAATTAAGTCCTATTTGGTATAGACGTGCAAGACATCCAGACGATCAACCTGAAGTAGATCGAGCATTGACGTACACGCTAAAAGATAATAAAATAGCATGTGAGGTGACGGGAAAGTATACTGTAAATTACCGAGCAGGAAATAGAGCAGATTCGGTTCAAGCTAAATTTTTCCTGCAAGGTAATGAAATAATGAAACAAAAATATAATGGAGAGCTACCATGGCGGAAATAGACTACAAATATAATGAGGGTGAGTTAATTAAAGAGTTTCAAGAATACATTGATGCAACATATGGACAACATTATTCAATGAATAGATTCCAGGCATCCGAGTTTATTATTGATAATGGGCATGGTGTAGGATTTACTGCAGGCAATGTAATGAAATACGTCCAAAGATATGGCAAAAAAGCTGGTCGTAACAGACAAGACTTGTTAAAGGTTTTACACTACGCATTGATGTTGTTATATGTGCATGATCTTGAAACAGGCGAAGGCAATGCTGATAATTTTGAAATACGTAAGGTAAATAAATGAGCACTATTCTTCTAGGTTCAAGCGGGTTTCTAGGCCCACAAATATTAGAAAAATATCCTGATATTGTTTCTGTTGGTCGCACAAAACCTGCAACAGGAGTGAAGCACGTGGATTGTCCTACATTAGAGCATCTACCCGAAGTTCTAGACAAATTAGATTTTGATAAAGTGATTATGATGATTGGTAGTTCTAATCATACAGAATTAAATTGTCAGAATATGTTAGCGATTGAAAAGAATGTAATACCGTTAAAAAAGGTATTTGCATATTTCAAGAATAGACCAATTAAAAAGCTATTAAGTTTTAGTTCTATTCTTTTATATGATCGCAGTAAAATGACTTTGCCGGTTGACGAATCGCAATCATTAAGTACTTATCAGAATGAATACATTTTCAGTAAGTTCTTAGGCGAAGAAGTTGCAAAATTTTATTCTGATGTACCTAACATCATTGTGAGATTAACAAACATTTACGGACCAACTACAGCATTAGATAGACCAGATTTGGTTAATCAATTAGTTGAAGGTTTGGTTATTCGTAAAAAAGCACGAGTATTAAATTTAAGACCACAGCGAGATTTTATTTATACTGCAGATGCTTCTGACGCAATTGTAAAATTATTGGATACTGATTATACAGGTCCTGTTAATGTTGCTACAGGTCAAATGCATTCCGTAGGTGACGTTGTTAAAATTTTAGAAAAACTTTCTGGAATTAAAATTGAAATAGGTGACGGTCCAGCAACTGGACATATGCAATTTGTTTCGGACAATACATTGATTAAGAAATTAATTGAATGGGAACCGAAATACAATTTGGAAGAAGGTCTAACAGAGACCTATAAAAAAATGATGGCTATGTATGGGAAATAGTATAGACTTATACGCACATAGGTGTTATAATATATTTTTATGTAAATGATATTGCAATTTAGGAGATATTATGCAATTTAGTAATGAAACAATTCAGTTCTTAAAGAACTTCGCCGCAATTAATAGTAACATCTTGATCCGTAAAGGTCAGACGTTATCTACAATCAGCACAGCAAAGAATATCTTTGCCCGTGTAACAGTTACAGAAGACTTCCCAGTAGAAGTTCCTGTATATGATTTAAATTCGTTGTTGGCATTGTTAACATTGATGGAGAATCAGCAAGTTGATTTTGGCGAAAAGTCTTTGACTATTTCTAAAGACAATGGTAAATTTGAATACTTCTATTCTAATGCAAGCGTTATTGTAGCAGCACCTGATAAGAACATCGAGATTGATGAACACTTCAAATTCAATCTATCATCTGAAGATGTTAACATGATTATGAAGGCAGCAGCTATTACAGCAGCACCTACAATTTCTGTTATTAGTAAAAATGGACAAGTTACATTGACCATTGGTGATAAGAAAAATGATACTGCAAACACTTATAAAAAGACAATTGGAGCATCAGATGCAACATTTGAATGTCATATGGCAGTTGAAAACTTTAAGATCATTCCTGATGCGTATGCAGTAACAGTTGCTAAAAAGAAATTGTTCCACTTTAAAAACGCCACAAAGCCTTTGGAATATTTCATCGCAATGGAACCTGATTCGGTGATCTAATGAATCACTTAGGTCGTAGATCATTTGCTAAAGGCCTAGGTCTTATAGGTCTAATTGGTGTAGGCGTTGCAGGATATAAAGAAGCTAAAGAGCAACTTATGCCTGCCCCCGATGAACTAGCGTCTAAAGAGTTATCTGACAAATTAGACGAACAAGCTGTTCTTTCTTTGCAGGCAACATATGGTGAAAAGATGCCACCGCCGGATTTTACCCCATATGGACAGTTTATGGTTTCTGGCAGTGGCCCTAATTATAAACCCGGGACTGAAATACGTGTACAAGCTAAGATGCAGGTTGGACCTGATGGAAAGCTATACGTCAAAGAGAATGACATTTGGCGTAAAATTTAATATTATGGAGTTATTATGGAATTTCGTGAAGATCAATTTTTGTGGGTTGAAAAGTATCGCCCTCGTAAACTAGATGAATGTATTTTACCTGTAGACCAAAAGAAGGTCTTTCAGGACATGGTTGAAAAAGATGAAATACAAAACATGCTATTGTGTGGTTCGGCGGGTGTAGGTAAGACTACTATTGCCCGAGCATTATGTGAAGAACTAGGTACAGACTATATCATCATTAACGGTTCAGAAGAATCTGGTATTGATGTTCTTAGAACTAAGATCAAACAGTTTGCTTCTACAGTATCCTTTAGTGGCAAGACTAAAGTTGTTATTTTAGATGAGGCTGATTACTTAAACCCCAATTCTACACAACCGGCCTTAAGAGCATTCATAGAAGAATTCTCAGCAAATTGCAGATTCATTTTTACTTGTAATTTTAAAAATCGTATTATTCCTCCGCTTCATTCTCGATGCGCGGTAATCGAATTTAAAATTGGTAAAGAAGAACGTCCTAAGATTGCTGCTCGTTTCTTTAAACGTGTTAATGAAATATTGGCAAACGAAAAGGTCGAAGCCGACCCTAAAGTTGTAGCAAAAGTTCTTGAGAAACATTTTCCCGATTATCGTCGTGTACTTAATGAGTTGCAGCGTTATGCATCTTCGGGTAAAATTGATGAGGGCATTCTTGTTAATATGGGTGAGGTTAATATGCAAGACCTTATCTCTGCTCTCAAAGACAAAGATTGGAAAAAGATGCGTACCTGGGTTGTTAACAATTTAGATAACGATCCGCAAACTCTTTTCAGAAAAATCTATGATACATTATTAGATTCGGTTGTTCAAGTTCCACAACTTGTTTTGTTGCTTGCAGACTATCAGTACAAAGCGGCATTTTGTGCAGACCAAGAAATTAATCTTGTTGCGTGTTTAACAGAGATTATGGCATCGGTTGAATTTAAATGATTGATTTATTAAAACCTACATTTGATTGGATTAAAGATGACTACATTACTAATCGCTTTCGTTTTTGCGTGGAGTTGCTTGCTTGGGCTATCAGTATTGGGTGTTCAATTACCATGGCTCTCACAGTCCCCAACCCGCCCCTACTTTCTCTTTACCCTATATGGATCGTCGGTTGCGGTATGTATGCTTGGGCTGCTTGGACTCGTAAATCTTTTGGCATGCTGGCTAACTATCTGTTACTGGTAACAATTGATTCAGTTGGACTGATAAGGATGCTATCATGAGTTTATTTGGAACCCCTGTGGAAAAACCAGCAGAAGTTCCATATAAGGCTCCTGCAATTTCCCCCTTTGACTTTATTAATGCTATTCATTACAGCAAAGATAATCTAATCGTAGACGATTGGTCGGAGAAACAATATAACGCTTTTATCATTAATAAAGGACTATCTTACGGACATGACACAGTAATCCCTGCGAATGAGATGAATTCGCGACCACATCTTGAGAAAAAGATGCAGTTTTCGTTTCTTATAAATACTATTAGGCCCCGTAAAAGATTCAATAAATGGATCAAGGCGGAGAAAATTGAATCGATCGAAGTAATAAAAGAATACTATGGATATAGCACAGAAAAAGCCCGCCAAGTACTCCCGCTTCTCGACGACTCAAAATTAGATTATTTAAGAACAAAACTAATAAAAGGTGGTCGTAATGGCTGAAGATATTTTTCACATTGATTATCCTGGATACAACCCGCTGGAAGTAACCATGGCACAACCTGACGATTTTTTGAAAGTCAGAGAAACTCTCACACGCATCGGTGTAGCATCCCGCAAAGATAAAGTACTGTATCAATCCTGCCATATTTTACATAAGCAAGGTAGATATTTCATTGTTCATTTTAAAGAGCTATTTGCTCTCGATGGTAAGACTGCAGATTTAACAGAGAACGATTTACAAAGACGTAATACAATTGCCAAGCTGCTAATAGATTGGGGCTTGGTAAAAATTATTGATCCTGATAAATTTACAGATTTAGCACCATTGTCGCAAATTAAAGTAATTGCTTTTAAAGATAAGGGCGAATGGTCTTTACAAACAAAGTATAATATTGGTAAGAAAAAACAACCTACAGATGAATAATCTGTATAAATAATAATATCCCAGGGATGGGAACTAGCAGTCCGAGGTAGGCTAGTAAAATATTCCTCGGGCCAATTTCAGTCCCACTACCTTGGGAACGTCTAAAGCTGGTACAACGTATGGTACCCCTGTAGTCAGTAAGCAGGATTAACGCTATGCCTTCGGGGTAGCAAATTTTAAAC